GACTTGTCCTATTTACATGCAACGATTATTCGTGGCATGGAAATCCAGAACCAGCATTGTGTCCTCTCGAAAGTAAGCGTATTTTCATAACCCTGTCGTATTTGAGCAAAAATATGGATGATAAAAACAAACGAAAGAAGGCATTTTTTGTAGCGAGACCGAACGACCCCTGCGATGTAGAAAAAGACAGACTACGTTTGTTGCGCGCGGACGCCGAAAAGTATAAAGAGGTTTATAGAATATAAAGTATAATTCAAAACAATAGTATATAATAATGGTAAAGGTTTCAATAGCATGTCTTATTTATAAGAGCACAAGATGGTTGGACTTTGTTTATGAACAGGTAAAAAAGTTTACAAATTTGGAAGAAAATGAATTTTATTTTGTTGCGAATGATGCTTGTGAACCTGTGCTTGCGCACTTAAAAAACAAAAACATTCCACACTATATACATAATAATACTGAAGAACAGCGAAAAGAATGGTATATTAATAATGTTTATAGAGCCTGGAACACCGCGGGTCGAATGGCCAAAGGCGAGTATATTGTTTTTATTAATAGCGATATGGCGTTTTCACCGCGATGGTTGGAAACATTACAAGAATCAATCGCCGACAACAATTGTGTTTGTTCTCGTCTTGTAGAAAGAGGTGTGATGCGTTCGGGAAAATACGGAATCGAATGTAATTTTGGTAATGTTCCTGAAGATTACAATGAGGCTGGATTTCTAGATTTTTGTAAAAACAACCAGAAAGATGTAATATACCCTTCTGGACTATATATGCCAATGTTAATTAAAAAAGAATATATGGAAAAAATAAATTACTATCCCGAAGGAAATATTGTACCTGGAAGTGATATATTTAATCCAAAATACGCCAAAATCAGAGAACCGTGTGTTTCGGGAGACACCATATTGATAGAAAAACTAAAAACCATCGGGGTTGAACATTTTACAAATTTTAATTCAATCGTTTATCATTTCCAAGAAGGAGAAATGCGTGATACAATTGGATAAGTAACTTATACAAATCAAATATAAAGATTTAATTTTTATACTATATATTATGAACCACAATAATTACTTATATTCTAAGTATAATCATAATTGGGATACAACGATTTATCCTGGTAATTATACTATTGGTGGGTTATTAAAATGTTCAAATTTAAGCGGTGGATACCACGGTATTTTAAAACAATACTGGGATAAGTATAATACTGGAAATGATGTTTTACTTATTTCTGAAAATAATAAAGTAAAACAAGAGTTTAATTTGATTTATCCTAATTGGAATATAAAAACTATAGATTTATATCCTGAAATATCAACTACGAATGATGTTGATATAGTAGGAGACATATGTAATATGACAAACCCAATCGCAGACAAATACGATTTAATTATTAATCAAGCTACGATTGAACATTTATATAATCCATTTCAATGTATGTTAAATTTATCGAATTCTTTAAAAGATAATGGAATACTAGTAACACATACTCATCCACCAAATCAAGAATATCATCAATATCCAAGAGATTATTTTCGATTTATGATTGATTGGTGGATTGATTTACCAAAATATATTAATAATATTGAATTACTTGAAGTTTGTATGAAAAATAATGCACATGTTTTTAGTTGTTATAGAAAAACAATATAATATTATTTATTATTATATTATAATGACTACTAATTATACCATAAATAAAATATAATTATAATATTGGCGAGTCAAATAAATCGATATTTTTGCCTGCATTACATTCGATTGTATAGAATCCGTCTCAGTTGTGGCTCGAGCGCAAATTAGATTTTTTTGGGTATACATAAAAATATATAAAATAATTAGTTATATTATATATTAAATATTATTATACTATAATATAATTATGGGAAAAAACGGATGGTTAGTGAATGATTGTTTGGCTGCGTTTTCAGGCGTAATAACATTCTGGCACAATTTGATGGAATGGTTTCCAGAACTAAATGATAAAACAAACGGCTACACTGATTTTTCTGTACTATCATCTTATATTGAACATGAACTTGTTCTCAGTCCTAAAAAACCACACTATATAATTAGAAATGGAACATATTTTCGCCAAATACACACAGATGTAAAACAGATTTCGTTAATTCAAGACATACAAACTGATAAATCAAAACAAATTGATGTTATCAACAATTCAGATGTTGTTGTTTTCAACACAGAATATGTTTACAACAAATACAAGAATCTTATTCATAATACGCAAGTAAGAATTTGTCCTTTGGGGGTTGATTTTGATTTTTTCAAACCCATACAAGAAAGACATCCTGATGTATTACCAAACTCGTTATTGTTTATTGGTGCCGCTACAAATTATCCCAAGGGTTTCCATATATTGTTAGATATTATTCACAAAATGAAAAATCAGAACTTTTGTTTAATAATGAAAGACAATTTTGTTATAGAACCTAGTCTAAGAAACCGTGTTGTAGTATTCAATAAAATAAATAAAGAAACTGTAAGACTCGTCATAAATTCTTGCATCGCCGCAATATGCACATCGTATGAAGAAACGCAACATTTATCAGGCATTGAATGTGCTGCGTGCAATGTTCCTATAATTGCAAGAGAAGTAGGTGTATATTATGATAATAAAGACGATCCACGATGGGGACACATTGCAGATGATAATACATTTGTAGAAAAAATATACAATGTTTTACAAAATAAAGGCATGTTTTATCCACGCGATTGTTTTATTGAAAAATATTCAACTGATATTTGTAAAGAAAATTGGCGTAAAATAATTGACGAAATATAATATTCATAAGAATCATTGATTTTTATGAAAATCTATTTTTTGAACTTTAATTTTATGTTTTTGTTAATTGTTTCATCTGATAATCCAGCAGTTTCTGATGTAGTAGTATATTCGGCGTCATAGAAGTATAATACTTTATCGATCCGCGTCTGATGTTTAATATCTACACAAGCGCGAACAACCCAATGAACGTCTTCTTTAATATTCATATCTGCATATGAATGTATTTTTGCGATTGATGATTTATAAACCATCGTATGTGCGGGTTTGCCTCGCCATTCTGTTCCACCAAGTATATCACCATACTCAAATTCTACTCCATATTTACATAATTTATCGTAGCCACCATTTACTTTACATATACAATCAAATACCACACAATCTGTTTCTGGATATTTATTAAGTGCTTCTATAATTGTTTTAACATAGTCCTCTGAAATTCTGTCGTCATCATCAATAAATACCAAATATTTTCCACGAGCCAAATTTAACATATCTTGTCTTTTTTGTCCAATTGTTCTTTTTTTATTATCAAAAAGTCCTATGATTTCGACTTCTGGATAGTTTTCAGTTTGTCTCAATAATTCGGTCATTATTCTCGGATAAAATGTTGTTAGACGAGACGGCACGGTCGGCACTAAAATAGATAATTGTATCATTTATACAATGTATATACTATATCAAAGACAATGCGTCCATATATTCTTTTAACTCCATTTTATTTAATGGATTTAATTTGCTATTGTAATTTTGTATATCGTCTTTCACCAGCAAATTCGAATATGGTGGTTTAATATGCATATATCCATCTTCTGTTTTAACTAGTCGCATCGCCTGAGTTTCCGAAATCAACGATTCCAGCATTTTCTCGCCTGGGCGCAGGCCCGTAATTTTAACTGGTTTCACATATTTCTCCGAGAAAATCTCCAACAAATCTATAAGTTTCATCGAAATCAGTTTTGGTATAATTGTATCCCCCGACTCTCCCTTCAAAATTGCATATTCTATCAACGCAACACTTTGCTCCAGCGTCATCACAAAACGTGTCATATCTGGGTGTGTAAGTGTGAACTCTTTTACATCTGGGTCTGTGCCTCTTTCGTGTAGTATAGGAATAATGCTTCCGCGTGAATTGAGGACATTTCCATAGCGGATATTCACGAATTTATATTTCTTAATATACATGGATTTCTCCACAATGGCGCTCTCCGCCAAGGCTTTCGCCATACCATAGACATTCGTCGGTTCACACGCCTTGTCCGTGCTGACCATAACCACGCACTCCAGATTTCTGATTCTGTCACTGTTTTTCTCAATTACATTCAATACATTGCTCGGTCCCATAAAATTCGTCTGGACACATTCATTGATTGCGTATTCGCAGCGGTCTATGTGTTTCAGGGCGGCCATAATAACAATAATGTGCGGTTGCTCGCGCAAAATTGCGTTTTCAACATTATTGTAATCGCGGATGTCGCCAATTACAAATCTCAGGCGGTCCGTCTTATATTTAAGTCCCATTTTCCAGTGCTTATTCTCGTCGCGTGAATAATTTGTAATTGTGTTGTTTCCAATATAGGTTTCTATAAACTGGTTTCCAAGTGAGCCTGAACCGCCAAATAAAAGTATGTGTTTGTTTGATATCATTCTATTATATTATGATATCAATGTGTTTTTATATAGATATGGATATTTATTATTTACAAAAGATGTAAAAGATTGCGCGTAGTCATATCAATGTTGCTGTCTACCATATTTTATCTTTCTGCGAAGGTCATGTGCGGGCCGATTTGCATGTGAAAAACGTGAGCGTTCCACTTAGACAAAATGTCGTCGATCTTGGTGAAAAGCTGTTGCTTGAACAATACTATATGGTTTATCCAAATGAACGTTATACTTATTTTGTAAATAAAAAAATACGGCGTGGACCTCAGGGTATGTAAGTAAAATGGTGAATGATACGGAAGTTTTTTATAATTGGGTGCGAATACAGTGGTTCTAGAATAATTTTTTATTTTAAGCAATTCCTCTTCCATTACAGTAATCTATATGGCCGAATTCGATAATTTGATTTTTCTGCCCAAACTTGGGTATGACCGATTGTCTATTTTTGTGCTTCGCATTTTAGCGAAACTCTCATAAATACAATTTTTATATAGGCATGTTAGTTTATATTTTGAAGCCGTTTACCATTTACCTCCAGTCTTCTTAACCGTGATATTCTGCCCTTTTTGCTTCTTTCGTGCGTTTGGGTCATATTCATCACCTTCATCATCCGAGGCAAGATTCTTCGACATCTCCCAAAACTCTTTTGACCCCAATTTGTAGTCTGGTCTATCTTCGGCCTTGTACCAGAATATCTGGTCAGTGATTTTATTGGATTTTGAATTGTTTGATATGACCAAGCAACTATAATTCTCAGTGGTTTGGTCTAATACAGAGCAGAATGACTCTAGTGTGGGAAACATAGAGGCGAAGTTTTCCCAGATTTTCTTACGATTTGATAAATAGTTCTCTCTTAGAATAAAAACGTAGTCAATGTTGGTACGTAGATTTGGTGGAATACCAAGCGGGTATTGCATCGTTATAATAAGCATTACTTTCCAGTGTCTCAATTATTACCATTTTTATTCAGACATTTCCTTCTGAAATCATTAAATCAATGCTTTTTGAATGGGCATTGCACTCTCTCGAGTGGGTTTAGACTATATCTTAAGGCATCATTGTAATTGGTTAGATTACTCAACCCCACGGGCATTTAGTCGTTGAACAATCATCATATCCTCACCATATATCGGGCATAGCCGTTTAAACAGACTTAGATGACTTGCTGCGGGTTATCTCTATTTTATACCTTTTTACTATACTTTATGTGATTAGCATAAACCGCGACTCTATTTCTAAAGCCGTTTAGTAGTATAAACCTCCATAGAACCAAAAGTTCTATATCAAGACGTCTCCGCAATTTGGACGTGTTGCATATAAAGGGTATGACCCTAAATACACTAGCCATTTTTTTGAAATGACTTAGGCAAACAATTCACCGTTCATGAAAAGGGCGCGCATCAGCTTATCTTTGGCCCACGTATTATCATACAAACAATCATCAAGAATTACAAATGTGCGTGGGTCAATGGTGCATTTCTTATACATTTCCATTTCCTTATGACACTGTTTCATCACCGTTTTCTGACGACGCAGCACATTCTCGATGAGCACCGAGTTGTATTCTTCATGTATAAAGAGTTTAGGCACAAGTTTTCCATAAAAGCCGTTTCCAGCCTCTGTCCCTGATATCACTGTGCCTATTGGAACATCCTGATGAAAATACAATAAGTCTTTAACTAAAAATGTTTTACCTGTGTCTCTTCTCCCGATGAGAACGATGACTGGACCCTTGTTTTCTTTGGGGTCAAAAACGATGCTTCGCATATCAAATTTTCTTAATTCTAAAGTCATTTGTGATGGATGCGATATATATGTTGTGAACAGAAATAAAACGGTCGGTTCAAACGAAGTGATTACAAACGAAGTGATTACAAACGAAGTGATTACAAACGAAGTGATTACAAACGAAGTGATTACAAACGAAGTGAGTTCAATGTTCAAAAATTTTATAGTTTAGGTAAATTATAAACACTCTCAATGTCTGATAATAATAAACCAAAATTCCAAATTGGATATAGGAAATTGAAGAAGCTTGATTTGGGAAAAATGGAAAAACAACATGATTCTGTAGACCCCGACGTTGATTACAATCCATATCGTATTAGCGACCTCCAATCATACAATCCAATTTACAACCGTTTTTTCCAAATGGATGAGACAAACTATAATATGATTACCTTGAATAATAAAAATTTGGCGCATGACTTGAAAACAGTGTATTCTGAAAACGGCAAAATAGAGAAAAACATCCATATCAAGTTTTCACCTCTATTAAACCCCATTCATTTTTTAATTGGAAAATATGATTTAAACAGCAGTGTTTATAAAACTCTTCCTAAATATGACTCTGATGTAAAAACTTGTTTAGCCAAGAATTTGGACGAAAACAACAGTTCATACACTGATGCGTTTTTTTCATATTTATCGAGTATGTTGTCAGACACACATGGATGGGTCCACGGTGTAGAATTTTACGGTTCGTATCTGGGTGTTCAGCAGAAATTCAAAATTGATATAATGGACGACTTTGACTATGTAAACGACACTCCCTATTTCCTGGACAATATTGGAAAGCGGTTTGAGATTGATGAGAATGTGAGAATGATGTTAAATGATGGATATCAAGGCAGTGGTTCAAGGAACAACCGTGCGAAGATAAATATTGCGAATGAATCTGATATTATTGATTTGGAAATTGATAATGTAGAGGTATGTCTGAATATTGAAAATATAATTGGAGATGATACGCCCGTTTTAATTGAAGACATTATTGTCCAGGAAGAGCAAGGAATTACAATCGATACACAACAAAAGTCAGACGATGATTCCGATGAGTCAGATGGTTCCGATGGTTCTGATAGTTCCGATGATTCCGATGGTTCTGATAGTTCCGATGGTTCTGATGGTTCTAAAAACTTAGATAACGGCTCTGAATCCGATTGGGAAACCGAATCATCGTCTTCGTCACCCTCATCTGTCCAAGAGGAGCAAAAGTTATTTTGTTATCTTCACGATTTTCCTATTCAACTTATTCTACAAGAAAAATGCACGGACACATTGGACAGTCTTCTTATACATAAACGTATTAATCACGATGAGTTGACCAGTGCTCTTTTCCAAGTCGTCATGATTTTGATTGCATATCAGAAAGCTTTCGATTTCACTCACAACGATTTACACACAAATAATATCATGTATATAGAGACTAGCGAACCCTACCTATATTATTGCTACGAAAACACGCATTACAAGGTTCCCACATTTGGCCGCATTTTCAAACTCATTGATTTCGGACGCGCAATTTACCGTTTTAACGGCAAGCTGTTTTGTAGCGACAGTTTTGCGCCCAATAATGACGCACACACTCAATACAACTGCGAGCCCTATATGAATGAGAACAAACCGCGCATCGAGCCAAACCCCAGTTTTGATTTGACGCGTCTTGGATGCTCCATCTATGATTTCATTTTTGACGACCCCGAACCAGAAAAAAACATTCCAGATATCTATAAAATTATTTGGGAATGGTGTTTGGATGACTCGGACAGAAGTGTCGTTTACAAGAAAACCGGTCAGGAACGATATCCTGGGTTCAGACTTTACAAGATGATTGCCCGCACCGTTCATAAACACGTTCCCAAGGAACAATTAAAACGCCCTCTATTTGCTGCGTATAAAGATGTTGCAAATCCTGCTGAATTTAATGTAGATTTGCTTCCCAAATATACCGTGAACCCTGATAAATAACATTCAAAAATAGAGATATTTATTAGTAAAATATATATCTCAAAATGGATCATATATGGATTATTGTTTAGACAACTATTGAATCGCACCTTCGGTTTAGGTCGCACCTTCGGTTTAGGTCGCACCTTCGGTTTAGGTCGCACCTTCGGTGCTTTAAAACTCACATGTAAGTAAAAACGCGTCCTCCTTCTTTTCCTTATTCGCAAGCGCATATTCACTGACTGTGCGCTCAAAGAAATTAGATTTGGAATCAATACTAATTAATTCCATAAAATCTAGAGGATTGACGCTTCCGTAAATCTTATCAATACCAAGTTGTAAACACAAACGATCGCCAACAAACTCAATATATTGTGTCATCATCTTTGCGTTCATTCCAATAAGACGGCACGGTAGCGCCTCAGTAATAAACTCCTTCTCAATTTCAATGGCCTCGCGAATAATTTCAATTATTCGTTCTTTCGCCAATTTTGTCTGCAATTTTGAATAAATCATAATCGCAAACTCAGTGTGAAGCGCCTCGTCACGACTAATAAATTCATTGGACAAAGTAAGTCCAGGCATCAATCCGCGTTTTTTAATCCAATAAATAGAGGCGAAACTGCTACTGAAGAAAATCCCCTCTACGCAGGCAAACGCAACAAGGCGCGTCGCAAATGTCTCTACAGACTTGGTATCCGTTCCAAATCCAATCCATTTGCGTGCCCAATTGGCCTTCTTGGCGATACACGGAAAGTTGCCGATTGCCTGAAACAGTTTGGTTTTCTGATCATTATTTCGAATATACGTTTCAATTAAAATACTGTACATCTCGGAATGAATGTTTTCCATAGCAATCTGGAACCCATAGAACGCCCGCGCTTCAGCCAACTGTACGTCGCTCATAAACCGTGTCGCCAAATTCTCCATTACAATCCCATCGCTCGCCGCAAAGAACGCCAACACCATAGATATGAAATACTTTTCGTCGTCATTAAGCTTGGCCCAATCACCTAGGTCTTTGGAAACATCGATTTCTTCGGCGCGCCAAAAACAATCCACCTGTTTCTTGTACATCTTCCATATGTCCTGGTCTTTGATTGGGAACATAACATAACGGGCAGTGTCATCTTCTAATAGTGGGTCTTGCGAATTCATTCCTAAATAATATAATATGTATATTTTATGTTTGTTCATGAACTCATTTTCCCTGGTTAAACCCAGATTTGTAAACGCAGCAAAAATACGTAAGCATTCGAGGTAGAAAAATGCGCCATCTATGTAAATGAACAGGAAAACGGTGGATTTAAGCAAAATTAATATGGATTTGAAAACATTTCAAAAGATGGTTTTCATATACAATTCTGTCGAGAATGGCTGGGACGTGAAGAAGAACGGCGACCAATATGTCTTCTTGAAACCCCATGAGGGAAAAAAAGATGTGTATACCGACGAATATTTAGATAAATTCATTGAACGGAATTTTGATATTTTGTTAATCACGGCAAATTGTAAAAAAGATTGATTATTTCTACTACCTCTACATTCTCTTTTTGTAAGACCCGATTTATTTGATGATTTATTTCTTTCTCCAAAAGAGGGAGTCGTGTATACAACATTGGATTATGTGATTTGTCGCCAATCATATATTTGTCTGGGTTAAAACGGATAAAAATGTATTTTTGGTCTTTTTGTTCCTGAAAACGCAGTGGTTCAGTGTGTTTTTTTAAAACCTCTATACACAATGTTGTATTTCCTATGCGAATTCGATTATCTATACGGGTCGTCCCAAACCATAAGGGCGCCGCGTGAGCAAACCCATCAAAATAACAATGAATAAATTCGTTGATTGCTATTTCTTTTGTTTTACAACGTATTTGGAAGGTGAGTGGGTCGTCTTCAAAAATTCGAATATAACAATCTGAACAATATCCCTTGAAATTTTTAGAGCCAGGTTTAGAGGTGCACGCATCACCTCTACATTTTGTTATTTCATTCACGTTTTCACTAATATCACTATGGGCCGAACAATACAGTCCACTATTTTTTGGCCGTGTCCGACAATTCTCATATTTACAAAGTGTCGGCATATATATGTCCTAAAGAAACAAAAGTCGGGACATGCTGATTTAAACAAACATTGTTATACATGATACATTTTGTTGATTTTTATTTTAGATTTTTCTCTAGAAGAATGTAGAGATGATTGCTGGTTAAACATACAGACATAATATATTGGTGTGCGTTTTTGCGGCGAACTTTAGAAAAAAATATGTTTTAGGAATATATAAAAAACAATGGGAGGAGCTCTTTTACAGTTAGTCGCCTATGGCGCCCAAGATATTTTCCTTACAGGAAACCCCGAGATCACTTACTGGAAGGTGTCTTACAGACGCCACACCAACTTCGCCATGGAGTCCATCGAGCAGACCTTCAACGGTCAGGCTGACTTTGGTCGCCGTGTGTCCTGCACAATCTCCAGAAACGGAGATTTGGCTTACCGCACCTACGTTCAGGTGACTCTCCCCGAGATTAACCAGGCCATGAAGGCCTCCGGTGATGCTGGTGTTTATGCCCGTTGGTTGGATTACCCCGGTGAGCAGTTGATTGCCCAGGTCGAGATTGAGATTGGAGGCCAGAGAATTGACCGCCAATATGGTGACTGGATGCACATCTGGAATCAGCTCACTATGTCTTCTGAGCAGCAGAGAGGATATTACAAGATGATTGGACACACCACTCAGCTTACCTACATCACTGACCCAACTTTCGCTGACGTCAATGGTCCCTGCTCTTCCACCACTGGCCCCAGTCAGGTTTGCGCTCCCCGCAGTGCTCTCCCCGAGACCACCCTTTACATCCCCCTCCTCTTCTGGTTCTGCCGAAACCCTGGTTTGGCTCTGCCTTTGGTTGCTCTCCAGTACCACGAGGTCAAGATCAACATTGACTTCAGACCTATTGGTGAGTGCTTGTGGGCTGTTAAGTCTCTCTCCGCCACTTCTGGTTCTCAGTCAGTGACCAGTGCTTACCAGCAGTCTCTCGTTGCCGCATCTATCTATGTTGATTTCATCTTCTTGGATACTGATGAGCGCAGAAAGATGGCCCAGAACCCTCATGAGTACCTCATTGAGCAGCTCCAGTACACTGGTGATGAGTCGGTTGGATCCTCGTCTAACAAGATCAAGATCAACTTCAACCACCCCTGCAAGGAGCTCATCTGGGTTGTCCAGCCCGATTCTAACGTCGACTACTGCAGTTCCCTTGAGGCCGGCAACACATTGTTCAAGGTCCTTGGTGCCCAGTCATTCAACTACACCGACGCCATCGATGCTCTCCCCAACGCCATCCACGTCTTCGGCGGCCCTGCCGAGACCTCCGGCGCCAACGCTTTCATCTCTGGAAACGTCTTCCAGATGCCCGGAGCTGTTGATGCCTTCATCTCCGCCAACGGTGGAACTGCCGAGTGGGCTTCTGATAATGTCTTCAGTCCCAATGCTGCCGTATCTGGATCCTATGTGTCCGATGCCGGCACATTCGTCCTCGCCGAGACTGCCCTCGACATGCACTGCTGGGGTGAGAACCCCGTCGTCACCGCTAAGCTCCAGCTTAACGGACAGGACCGTATCTCTGAGAGAGAGGGATCCTACTTCGACGTTGTCCAGCCCTTCCAGCACCACACCCGTGCCCCCGACACTGGAATCAACTTGTACTCATTTGCGCTTAGGCCCGAAGAGCAACAACCTTCCGGCACGTGCAACTTCTCCAGAATCGACAATGCTACCCTTCAGCTTGTCCTTTCTTCCGGAACTGTTGCCGGCACTGCTACTGCTAAGGTCAGAGTCTATGCCTACAGTTATAACGTCCTCCGCGTGATGGCCGGTATGTGTGGCGTAGCGTACTCATAAATTTGATGTGAGTAAAAGTGTATCCAAAAGATATGCTAGTAGTTTAAAACTGCAACATCTCCAAATTGCGGGAAACCCCTCAAGGTATGAAATACTAAACTATATGAGAAATTGTATAGTGGCTTATGCTAACAACATAAGGTATAGTAAAAAGGTTCATATTATAGGGCAATCCGCAGCCAGTCTTCTAAGTCCGCTATGATAAGGATATGAAGGCGGTTCAACGACTAAATGCTGATGGGCGCGAGAAAGTTAATCCCTTTCGACGAACGCTTAAGATATAGTCTAGTCCCACTCGAGAGAGTGCTGTGTCCATTCAAAAAACACAGGTATGTTATAAGCGGAAATGCTTATAAGAAATAATACGGTATAAACGCTTAAATAGGAAACACCATTTGTTAATTTTATTATTAATTTAATTTAAATTTATTATAATATAAATTTAAACTCGAAAACAACGATTATATACCTTTGTTTTTCTTCTCTGCCCGAGACTTAGCAAGTTCCGCGCGTTTTTATATCTCCATCGAACCAATACATTTTCATACACCCTCTACATAATTGTAGAGCCTCTAACATAGTATCGGTATAATTGTTCATATACTGATGATTTTTACAAAATCGACTATCGCAAAGGTGTGTGGTTCGGCAATTATTGCCGTTTCGATCTTTGCTCAAACACTTCATAATGGTATGATTTATTGGGGTTATATAAAGGGTTTTTCAATTTTATATAGAGGGTTTTGGTTTTGGTTTTGGTTTTGGTTTTGGTTTTGGTTTTGTTTTTTTTTGTTTTTGGTTTTTGGTTTTGGTTTTGGTTTTGGTTTTGAAAAGGAAAAGCAATTATAAATATGTTTGGTCCACAAGTTGGTGGGGCAAACGTTTATCTAATTATTTTAAATTTTATATAGAGGGCTTAAATATAAATATTATATAAATATAAATAATGGAAACTAAATTTACCAAAAGTATTGATGAATGTGTAAGTTTATTCAATTCTCAAAAAGTACATTTAACCACATTTGTGAAAAAGAATTTCAAAGAGGGCATTCATTTTATTGAAACAAAGCAAACAGAAAAAACAAATCAGAGAGGGGGGCATAACCGCATAGATATGTTTTTGACTGATGAAACATTTAATTTGGTAAAAAATTCATATAATCTAAAAAACAGATATATAAAACAAATCAATGAAAATTGTGGTCATGTGAATGTTGTTATGACTATAGAAACCCAAACTATTGGTTTTATAGAAAACTCTTTCTCTGATGCGCTGAAACTAAAGCGACAAAAAAGAATTGGACCATATTATATTGATTTATATTTTGAAGATTATAATTTGGCGATTGAGTGTGATGAAAACGACCATAATGATAGATGTGAAATATATGAAAAAAATAGAGAACAATTTTTATTAGAAAAAAACATAACAATAATACGATATAATCCGAATCATAAAAACTTTGATTTATCTTATGTATTACGGAAGATTACAAAAATATTATTTAACAAACCAGAATCGCCAAGCGTTATAAAAGTAGATTTTGATACGATGTAATATTTTGCTTTTGTTTTTCGAAAGCAATACTGCTTAAACAATCTTTGCTTTTGTTTTTCGAAAGCAATAATGCTTAAACAATCTTTGCTTTTGTTTTTCGAAAGCAATAATGCTTAAACAATCTTTGCTTTTGTTTTTCGAAAGCAATAATGCTTAAACAATCTTTGCTTTTGTTTTTCGAAAGCAATAATGCTAGACGTTATTTTGATAGTTATTTACTTTATTTATAAATATAAAGGAAAAAACAATTATTATAATAATGAATAATTTTGAAGAAGAACAAAGATTGGAACTAGAAATTGAGAAACTAAAACTTGAGCTTCAGAAAAAAGACAATGTTTCTGAAGAACATATCAAAATATTGTGTTCAAAAATGGAAACAAACACATTACATACAAAAATGGAAATCAACGCATTACATACAAAAATCGACAATATGGAAAAGCAAATTACAGAACTTCATAACAAACTTTGCGTCGCCCCCAAAACCGTCACAGGGTTTCAAGAACCGCTGGTGACCCTAGGCCCCCGAGTCCAGCAAATCAACCCCGAAACAATGGAATTGGTGAAGGTGTACGAATCCGCAACACAACTTATGAATGAGAATCACAATATAAAACGGCCCAGTCTAACTATCGCCGCAAACGCAAACACAATCTATTGCGGATTCAGATGGATGTTTGTAGAGAGAGACCAAGACGCGTCAAAATTGGAAAACGTCCAACCCACAAAACAAACTCGCGTCCAAAACCTCGGATACGTAGCCAAACTGACGCCCGACCAAACCGAGATATTGAATGTGTATTTGGACCGAAAAACGGCATCGATTATGAACGGATTCGAATCGTCGTCGGCGCTTGATACACCCGTGAAAAAAGGGACCGTGGCCAAAGGCCACGTATATAAATTATTCGACGAATGCGAAACCCGTGAAAAGTTTATAGAGAAACATGGGAAGGAACCGCTGCTTTACAAGAACGGATTCGGAGTGTTTGACCTTACTGGACAAATGATTCGAGAATATAGGTGTGTGTATGACTGTATCCGTTCTGAGAAAATAAGCGATAAGACAATAACGAAATCAATGGAGAAAAACGTTCCGTATAATGGCGTAGTTTTCAAACATCTTGGAGAAAAGGTGTGTTTTATATGAACCACAAATAATAACAAATAACAATTTTGATATTATTTAAAACCCTGGAGGGTCAGTGAAAACTTGCGCTGCCGCAGGCAGCATTGGCTGCTCAGTCACAGCATTAAAAAACCCATCAACCGACTTGCCCATAGATGAAGTTAAAAATACAGCCGCCGCCGACGAACTGGCGACAATTGCGGCATCACAAACAAGTTCCTTGACGGGTTTCATTTCTTTTTTAAGAACTTTCATCTCGATAATGCGGAACAAAATGTAGAGGACTGTAGAGATAATCACAATTGCAACAAGATTTTCCATTTACTAAATATATATTTTTAAAACTTTATAAATATGTATTTTAACCGCAATAAGTGAATACGGGGCCAATAAGTGAATACGGGACCGATAAGTGAATACGGGACCAATAAGCCATACTTACATATCTTCTATATCATCCAGCATAATATCAGACCCATTTAAAGAAAACGGGTTCAAATCCATAGCGCCTAAATCCAAACTTACTTCATCACCTCCAATTTTCAATCGCCCTCCATCCTCCTCATCTTCCTCTTCTTCGGCCATTTTTCTCTCTAAAGCGCGAATTGTACCAATTTCCTCCAAGGTATCAATGTCTTTGCGCGCCTCTATCTTTTCTTCACGTCCATCTTCATAAACGGCATTATCAATATCATTGAATGTCAATCGTGTAGTAACTGGTTCATCCGACACATTGGATATGGCTGGAACTGTGTCAAATGACGGAGGGGGGTCTTCTTCAATTACAGCTTCTTTCTTTTGTTCAACAGGGACCTCATTATCTGCTGCGGCGTTTTCCACAATCACCTCTTCTTCGTGCTCAACTGACTCATCCAAATACGCGCGGACAATGGCCTCGGTGGGAATACTGTCGCGAATTGTTTTCAAAATACATTCCTCGACAATGATTTCCAATTCGCGTGCGTGTCTCTGCTGCTGCAGTGCCGACGCGTATTTATCAAAGATATAAGCATTCCGATACACTTTGCTCGCAGTATTGATATAGACCTTATGGACGAAATCGTCCAATTTCGGAATAGAAATATCAATCTTTTTCTGGCGGTGTCCCACACGAACACACGTCAAAATCTTCAATTGGATAATATGAACACATGTAATCAAATCCTCTAAATAGTTACACCCCGATTTCTCAATAATACGTTTTCTCTCTGCCTCTATGGTTGTCTGATTCCATTTTGGGATACGACACAAGAAATTCTGAAACGTCATCAAATATTTCTCTGCTTCTTTATTCTCAATACTAACTTTCCACGATTCGGCAAAAATAGAGCGGATACCCTCCATAACCAAAGGGCACATCGTGCTCACCAAACGGCTACACCACTCGTTGCGCGCCTCATTCAAATTAGGTCTAACAAAATCGTCCATATTCTTATAAAAACGACACATTTTTCAAAGACGGATTTGAACGAAGGAATAGGAAATCAAACAAATACATCATCAGCATTTTTTCGCACCTGAATTCACCCTTTATCTTATTGAAGCAGAATTTCAGGCGTATGAGTTGCGAGTGTAACTTGGGAATATTCAAATCTTCGTCTAAATATTTGATAATGTCCATCGCGGAAACACCATCTTCATACAGCGCAGTTGATACATTCATAAACCAAATGTGGTCTACATCCGTATTCCCGTCCTTTGAAAACGCCTCTACGACAGACTTAAGATGCGAACCAATGGTCGTAATCCGTTTATCGCGTTTTTCGGTTTCCATAGAATAGGTATTTTCAAGTCCTACAGTATGTAGGCTCTTATATTTGATGGTAGTGGGGTCGCCACATAGTTTTTTGTCGGGAACATAAATTTCGCAAAAACGCGACAAAATGGGTTTCAATAGTTTGTATTTGTTTTCGACGACTATGAAAAACCGCGTATTATGACTGAAAAGTTCGATACACCGCCGCAAGGCGGACTGTGCGTCGATGGTTAAATCGTCAGCATTGTAGAGGACGATACTTTTAAACAGATTATTATCATTACATTGGATATTTGCTTTAGCGAAGTATTTCAGTTCTTCGCGGATGAATTTGATGCCCTTGCCGTGGGCGCAATTGACGAACATAACATTGGTTTTAATACGGGCGCGATCGTTATTGTAAATTTTGTTAATAAAGTCGTGGACGATGGTTCGTTTGCCGCTGCCGGACGACCCGTGAAAAATGATATTGGGAATTTTGCGAATAGAGATGAAAAAGGCGAGCTGTTTGAAAACAATGGCGTTTTCGTCACGTTGCATTATATCAAGTATAGAGGAGGTGCCTCTAATTTTGTTGTTATTATATTATATTTGTTATTCGTCCATCTTCACAACACACAGTTGTTTCGTAAAAACATATCGCTCATGGTACATAGTTCGCCGCCTCAAATTACAAAGCAAACACGCAATTTCAACATTGCCTCTATTATGTCCTATTTTATTATCGATTCTTTCTAGCGTCCATTGTTTGTTTTCCCGCACATAGTTGTATAAAAGCAGCACATCTTCGCGGCAATAAAAACATTTCAATTGTTTATCAATAAGGAGATTCAAAACGTAGTCATAATCGACAAAATCGGATTCCAATAGGAGCCCCTTTTTAACGTCTTGACCTTTATAGCTGTTGATTTTGTAGTTGATTTGCCGACGAATTTCTTCTTGGACTTCATTATATCCTTCTTTTTTTTGAAGAGTATAGAGGTTTTCCATAAAATCAAGATTTTTGTTCTCGAATCGCCATTTATTAGTTGCTTTCCTAACAAGTTTCTCTGAGTCAAGACCAGTATTTTTGTTGTTTGATAAATTGATGGTTTTTGTAGAGGATTCGGGTTCCATTTATGTTATGGATGTATTTTATTATAGAACCAATCCTAACGCATAAAAAACAATTATTACCACTAGATACATCACATTACGACCAATCAATTATCAAATTATAATCGTGACCAAATCCTCTGTATTCCGTATTACCAACAATCTCGACTTTTTCAATTGGTGCATATGCCACTGTTTTCAAAACAATTTCGACGTCGTCAAACCGCTCTTTCAAAATCGGCAACACGTGTTTCGAAAAATTTGTCTTCAAAATCGACATGAGCGTAAAGACGTTTATTTCCATTTTTCTAGCATTTGATGTCGACGCAAAATCCAAAATGCGGGCAGTTAATTCATCCGCGGCGTCCATAACTGCCTTATCTAAGGCTTTTTTCTCGGTTCTAGCTTTCAAGCCTTGTAAGTAATCTCGGTCCATTTTCAAATTAGAGTTATTCAAATTTATAGTTATTCAAATTTATAGTTTTTGATTTTATAGTTTTTAAAAGGGGACTTTCAATTTTATGGACTTGGTGGTAAACAACTCTCATTGTAAAACAATATAAACAATTAATGATAATAATATAAAAGAACAACTCCTAAATAATGTTTCAACCACAAGAGATAGTAACACCCCCACCAAAAGACGACGCTAAGATTATGGGAAAATACAAGAATTTCATTTCATCGGTTTCCAAACCAGAAGATACCGAATCATTAACATCAATGAATAAAATCGACCAATTGCTTGAAAATGATAAGAAACATATGAATTCGGAACCGTGGAATAAATTGGACAAGCGGCTCAAAATCCAGAAGCTACACGCATATGCGGAGAAGTATGGAAAGGAAACCGCATTACCGATAAAAGAAATCAAGGTGTTAAAAACGTTTTTCAGCGAATGTTTAACAAAGGACAAATTGGCGAAAGTAAAGGATGTTGAATATGACCGCGAAAATGGTATAATCATCGGCATCCCAAGTTTGTTTCTTCATCCAGCATCGCGCGCATTCACGCTTCGAAATTTAGAAAAGAAGGTTTCCACATTGAAATCGCTCACCCCAAAAAAGACCGCCGTCACTGTTGAAGAAGACGATGACGAAACAAAAAACATTTAATAGGCACATAAACAATTCCCACTAAACATATATAGTCTATCACTCCCTAAAAAATGAAAAACTGGTTTAATTTATCTGACGATGAAATGTTGGATTTAGAAATTGAAACACACGATTTTGTAGGCAAATATTTAGAAGAAAACATAATAAATTTACATAATCCCAATTTCTATGACGAAATGGTTGCAGCCACTGCGTCCGAAATGTATGATTGGTGTTTGTGCGCATCCGATGTGGTCGAAGACAATGATACAATCACTTTTTTCGAAGGGTTTCAAAAACAAATACGCATTTATGTAGGTAGTTTTTATGAGATGATGGGACTAAAACGCAGGTCATATAAGAATCCTAGACCCCAGCACTATTTGACGTTGGACGAGGCAACCACCAAACATACCATCGAATATTTAAAAGGCCGCCCACAGCCAGCACAGCGGACACCGGAATGGTATGTATTTCGCCACGGACTTATTAGCGCGAGTAATATATGGAAAGTGTTTGGGTCGGATGCGACGCGGAATAGTCTCATATGCGAGAAATGCAAGCCGCTCCAAAGAGAGCGCAGCTTGAGTATTGATTTGGAAGACGACCCAGCCGCATCGGAAGCCCAGACCAAATTCGTAAATACACAGTCAACACTTCATTGGGGGTGTAAATATGAGCGCTTATCCACGATGATTTACGAACATCGCAATTCGGTTAAAGTTGACGAATTTGGCTGTATTCAGCACGATAAATATCCTTTTATAGGAGCGTCGCCAGACGGCATCGTGACGACGGAAAACCACGAATTATATGGCCGAATGTTGGAGATCAAAAATATTGTGAATCGCGAAATCACGGGAGTTCCGACAATGGCTTATTGGATTCAGATGCAACTACAAATGGAGGTGTGTGGGTTGGAAGAATGTGATTTCTTGGAAACAAGATTCAAAGAATACGACGATACAGAGGAAGACCGTTTTTATAAAGAGAAACACAATTATTTATACAATGGGGTTATTCTTTATTTCATCAAACGGGATTACACGGACAATTCACCGCACTATGTGTATATGCCGCTAGACATACCATTATCACGGGTGAGCATAAATGCGTGGATTGAAACCCAGAAAACAGAACTCAAAGAGACATATGTGCTTTTCAGACGCATTTATTGGTATTGCGATGAGTATTCATGTGTTCTAGTTCATAGGAGCCAAGAATGGTTCAAGTTGGCGCTGCCGAAAATAGAGGCGATCTGGAAGATTGTAGAAGAAGAACGAATCACTGGATACGAGCACCGTAAACCAAAAAAACGCGTGGAAGAAATAACAACACTGGGTGCAATTAAAAATGGATGCATGATAAAATTAGAGGGACTATAATATTTTATGTAAAGATATTAGAAATTTGATACTATAACTATATATTATCAAACATACAGATGTCGAACGAAGAAATGTATGTGACCAAGCGCGACGGCGTTGTTGAAATCGTCTCATTTGATAAGATTTTGAAGCGAATCAAGCGCATTGGACAAGAGGCCAATATCAAAATTAACTATACAACACTCACAATGAAAATTATTGATCAACTTTATAACAAGATTTCCACAACCAAGATTGACGAGCTCACCGCCGAGCAATGTGCCGCAATGTCTTCCACGCACCCCGACTATGGAACGCTCGCAAGTCACATCACCATTTCCAACCACCACAAGAATACTACACCCTCTTTTGCCGAAGCTATGACCACCATGTATTCGTATATCGACAAGCACGGGACAAATTCGCCACTCATTTCGCAGGAATTTTATGATATTGTGAAAGAACACGGGGACGAAATAGAAAGTCACATTAATTATCGCCGGGACTATTTGATCGACTATTTTGGATTCAAAACATTGGAGCGGTCTTATTTGATGCAGGTGAATAAACACGTAATCGAGCGCCCCCAACATATGTGGATGCGTGTTTCGCTAGGTATTCACGGACGTGATTTGAAAGCCGCGTTTGAGACCTATGACTTGATGTCGCAAAAGTATTTCACTCACGCGACTCCGACGCTTTTCAACGCAGGAACGCCACGACCCCAGATGAGTTCATGTTTCCTAATTGCGATGGAAAAAGATAGCATCGAGGGAATTTACAATACACTCAAGGATTGTGCGCTTATTAGTAAATGGGCGGGTGGAATCGGAATGCACATCCACAATGTGCGCGCGAGCAATAGTCATATTCGCGGGACCAATGGAAAAAGCAACGGAATTGTGCCTATGTTGCGCGTATTCAACAACACGGCAAAATATGTTGACCAATGCGTTGTGCCCGAAACATACATATATACAACACAAGGCCCTATTGAAATTCAAAACTGTTCGTATGATGAAACGCAAGTGTTTAATTTGACTGGTGGTATAGAAACTATTGAAAATGTATTGGAACATCCATATGAAGGTCAAATATACAATATCGAAACAACGCATTCAATTGATAATCTTAGAATTACACCAGAACATCCTGTATATGCCCTAGTTGGACAATCACGTGGATTGAATTACAGTGTAATTGAAAATAGATTAAATAAAAATATTTCGAAATTTGAATGGATAGATGCAAAAGATTTAAAAGATGATGATATGTTAATTTATAAAATACCAAATTATAATGTTGATATTGATACAATCACAGAAGATGATTGTTATATGTATGGAGTTATATTGGGTGATGGTTCATTAAGTAATGCTGACCAAAATGGTTATATATCTTTACATTCTACAAATAAAAAATACATTTTAGATTTTGCGATTCAATATTTTGAAAACAAATGCATCAAATATAGAATATGTATTGATGAAAATGTTACACGAATTTACTGGAATAAAAATATAATTTTGCCTTTTAGATATAGTGATGTATATGATTCTAATAAAGTAAAAAGAGTTCATCACAAATGGTTAAATTTACCTGTTGAAAAATCAAAACACATATTAAAAGGTTTAATTGATACAGATGGATGCAAACATAAAGAATTGTCTTTTGATAGCACATCTAGAAATTTGATTGAAAGTGTTCGTTTTATTTGTTTAAAACTTGGAATTTTAACAAGTGGGTATATTAGAGATAGGGTTGGAGAGAGTTATACAACATCAGCAGGAAATGTAATAACCAATCAAAAAATAAGTTACTGTCTGAAAATACCAAAAACACAAACCATTTGTAATTTAATTAATATTGAATATGATGAGAATCAGTTTTTTAATTTTTTCAAATATAATGATTTTTTATTGACCAGAATTAAAAACATTACTATTGAAAATTATTCAGGAACTCTATATGATCTTCAAATGAAAACACAGCATGATTATATGATTCACAATTGTATAGTACATAACGGAGGCGGTCGACGTAACGGAAGCTTCGCTATATATTTGGAGCCATGGCACGCCGACATCGAACATTTCTTGGAAATGCGTAAAAACCACGGCGACGAAGAATTGAAAGCACGCGATTTGTTCTACGCATTATGGATTCCTGACCTATTTATGGAGCGAGTGAAGTCAGATTTGAATTGGACGCTGATGTGTCCCGACGAATGCCCTGGGTTGTCCGACGTTTACGGAGACGATTTTGTGGCTCTCTATACCAAATATGAGGCAGCAGGCAAGGGACGCGTAACAGTAAAGGCGCGCGAAATATGGTTCCGCATCTTGGACGCGCAAATGGAGACCGGCACCCCATATCTCTGTTATAAAGACGCCGCCAATCGCAAAACCAACCAGCAAAATGTAGGCATCATAAAGAGTTCAAATTTGTGTTCCGAGATTTTCCAGTATTCGGACGAGAACGAGACCGCGGTTTGTAATTTGGCGAGTATTGGGCTGCCTACTTTTGTTTCAGATGGCGTATTTGATTATGAGCATTTGGCCAGAGTTGCTGGTGTAATTACAAGAAATATGAACCGTATCATAGACATTAATTATTACCCTACCGAGAAAACGCGACGTTCTAATTTGAGACATAGACCTATTGGGATTGGTGTCCAGGGTTTGGCGGACGTATTTATGATGCTTGACATACCGTATAATAGTGATGCGGCAAAAGAGGTGAATCAAAAGATTTTCGAGACAATTTACTATGGCGCCCTAACATCATCGGCAGAATTGGCGATAGTTGACGGCCCTTATGAAACGTTTTCAGGTTCGCCCGCATCCAAGGGCTTGCTTCAATTTGATATGTGGAATGCAACCCCAACAATGGGCTATGACTGGACTACACTCAAGGCCCGCATCCAGGCTACTGGTTTGCGAAATTCGCTATTGATTGCCCCGATGCCTACGGCATCTACATCGCAAATCCTCGGCTTCAATGAATGTTTCGAACCATTCACAAGCAACATTTATAGTCGTAGAACGTTGGCTGGCGAGTTCGTGCTAACAAACAAATATTTGATGAAAGACCTAATTGACTTGGGATTGTGGAACACAGAATTGAAAAACAGTATTATTGCGAATCAGGGAAGTATCCAACATGTAGAGGGATTAACACAGCACATTAAAGATAAGTATAAGACGGTATGGGAGATTCCGATGAAACATATTATTGATATGGCTGCGGATCGTGGGGCTTATATATGTCAGAGTCAGAGTTTGAATTTGTGGATGGAAGACCCAAATTATAGTGCACTCACGTCGATGCATTTCTATGGATGGTCAAAAGGATTGAAGACTGGAATCTATTATTTGAGAAGGAGAGCAAAACATAGGGCGCAGCAATTCACAATAGAGCCGCAGAAAGCGGAATGTGAGATGTGTAGTGCATAAAAGAATGACTTGTAAAAAGAGACGTAAGTGTCTGACCTATAAAAGATTTGTCTGACCTATAAAAAGATTTATCATAGGATTTTAAGTATTACGTTTTATGTAAAATGTAATACAGAATGGTGTTTATTCATTCGCATTATTCAAACGAAGTCTCTCAACAATAGGTCCAATCGCCATAGGATTTGGGTTACGCCTACGTCCTGGACTTTTTACGACACGATCAGACACACCAGGAGAAATCGCGAGAAGTTGCGATTCATATTCTTCATTTGCTATACGAAATGTCTTAACAGCCTCTAAATATTTCAGGCGATAATTATCACACATTTTGTATGATGTATACATTAATGCGGGCAAAGCATAAATCGCATATCCTTTCTGATAAAAAGAACTACTCACCGCATCTGTTATATATTTGATTTCGCGCAATTTATGTTCACTAGACATAACGGCTACATTTCCCATACATGTTCCACTACCAGTAAATAATCCAGTGAATTTATTCGCAAAACTAATCACCGGATTTGAACTTTGAACAACACACAAGTTTGTAGATTCTTTTGCGGTTGTTATCATAAAACTGGTCATGACGTGTTGAATCACATTCATTATCTTGGTTTCATAATACGTAACAGATTCAGGACGTATCGGGGCAACAACACATGATAATGCATACCATATTTTCGCCATAGCATTCATTCCTTCCGATTCCATTCCTTTACTAAACGCATCACATAATATTTCTTTCATTTCTGTTGAGATTTGTCTGCTTTCAATTATTGCTTTTGCGTCAAAATTCACTACTGAATCAATTATGTTCAAAAATCCAACCATAAACAAAATTGTAGCAATACCAAAAACGATCGATATCAATATATAAACATAATTTAAACGATTAAATGTTGGTTTGCGTCCTACAAGCGAGTTTGATGTTGTAGTTAACATACCCCCCATTTGATGCCGGTTTTCTTTTATTGCTTGCGAATATAAATTAATAACCATTTTATTAAACTCTTTTTCCCATCCAGACTTTAACATATCTGATTGTCCACTCTTTTCAAAAGTGATTTTTATTAATTGTATACCATCTTTTATAACTTCTTTTTCAACGTTCGTTAATTTATGAAGCGTCACGGTTTCGTCAGGCATATTTAAAAACTCAAACGGTAAATGTTTCAATTCGTTAGTTGTTAAAGAATTTTTTAAAGACATTTGTTTTGAAACTCGAAATCTTGATAATTGTCTTAAAACTCCCATGCCCCCTTTTTTAGATTTATTTTTCTTTTCTCTATTATTCTTGGTAGGCATATTATATATTTACGCACGAATTTATTATATAAATAATTTTACAAATATCCATAAAATTATTTAGAAACCAACCTCTTAACTATCTAATGAATAAAGTTTCTTCGATAACAAGCCTATTTCCATCCAAACATCCAACCTTAACATACGTCTCATGTTTCGTAAATATCAATTGTAAAGAGCCCCACAAAACGCACCAATGGCGGATGAACAATTTTCTAAATATTGCCGAAACTGGTGTGCCCATTTTATGACGATGAAATCCGCAAGGCATTTGCATCTACTTGGGTCAAACACAAAAACATTGCGCTCAGAAACGTCAATTATGACCAATCGTGGACATTCAAGGTTTGTTCTAAATATAAAGACCACTTACCAGCTACTCGGAATGAGGTCAAGGACACCTTCCTTTTTATTTGCCTGATGAATATGAAGATTGAGTTTGTCGTAAATGCCGTCAATGAAAACCCATTTGGAACGCAGCATTTTGCCTGGATAGATTTCAATCTGCCGCACATCTTCAAGTCTAAAGTCGCCACATCGAATTATATGCAGTTCTTAACAACATGTCGATGGGTTTATCACCATCCCAGGGTGCTGGGAGAAAGGTCAGGGTATAGAAAACATCGTGGATATTATCAACTGGCGTTTCATGCTAGGCGACGGCACTGCATTAAATAAAATGTTCGGCCTTTATTTGGAGAATTTTGAGATGTTTATGGAGCGGTATCGGCGAATAACCTGGGAGGTCAATTTTTGGACGTGGCTCGAGGTCAATACTAATTGGGATGTGTCTTGGTATAAAGCCGACCACGACGACAGTATTGTCCGTGTGCCCTCGTATCTATTTTCTAGATGTTTGGCTGACGAATTTAAAGCACCAACCATCCGTTATCCTCTTCCTAAAATACTAGATATGTATCCATCATCGTGTGGCTACGCCCATTTTGGCGGCGACAACATTTTGAATGTTCGCTATGTGAATTATCGCCTCGATGAATGGGGGAGATATCACATCAACCATCCAGAAGGCCATTTGGTAACCCAGAATGTGCGGTGTTTTTTGACCAAAGATTTGAAATCGTTTGACGAAGACCGCCCACCCAAGAATGTGTGGGAGGGGATGATTGGTCTGCCGACCTACGACAAATCGGTGATGGGATTGGAGGATGTGCGATTGTATACGTCAGGTGGTAAGCTGCGATATGTTGCGACAAATAAAAGTCATTCAATTTCACAGCGTATCCGTATAATGGTGGGTGATTATAGCGCGGAAATGGCGATGTTTGAGACGGGACAGATTATTGACCCGCCGACAAATACGTGGTGTGAGAAAAACTGGATTCCATTAGATAAAAGCATTGATTTTGGCTCTACAGACGTCGGTAAAGGCTCTACAAACGTAGGTAAAGGCTCTACAAATGTAGGTAAAGGCTCTACAAATGTAGGTAAAGGCTCTACAAATGTAGGTAAAGGCTCTGTCGCCGACGTATCGTTTGTTTTGAATATACATCGCTTACCTAATTCGCACCGAGAATACTCATTCATCATAACTGGTCGTATCGCAGTTTCATCAATACTAATAA